CTAAAACTTTTGATTTACAAAGTGGTATACTATGTTTAGGAAAGTGGACGATAGGAAGTATTAATTCAGGAGGTGTAAGCGACAGTAACTACGAAGGAGAATATTATGAACTATTAGCTTACAACAAGGCATTAAGTGGTTCGGAGATAACACAAGTTATGATGTACTTGTTAACAAAATACTATCATTAATAAATAAATAATAATCAAATAAAATTAAATACAATGGCAAAAAAAGAAAATTTAGAACAAGGAACAAAAGCAGAATCATTAAAAGAGTTTGAGGTAAAACCTAGAGCTGAAAAAATATCAGACAAACACTTAGAGCAATTACAAAAACTAGTTAACTCTGTAAATACAATGCAGTTTAATATAGGTAAGATCGAGGCTCAAAAGCATACAGTGCTTCACAACCTATCAATGTCTCAAGATAGAATAGGTTTGTTTCAAGATACGTTGCAAAAAGAATATGGTACTTATGACGTTAACATAGAGGATGGTACCATAAATTGGCCTAAACCAGAAGGTGATGAAAAGTAATATTATAAGAAAAATTACTATAGGTAAAGACTATAAAAATGATTCGATGCACTATGCCGTAGACCAGGAGGTTTACGGCGGTCATCAAATTTGTGATATAATAGAGGAACAAGATAAGTACTGTATTTATATAAGAAAAAAAGATATAGTTATACCCTGGAAAGATTTTAATAAAAATATGGCTATATCAGTTGAGTACAATTTAGAGTATTAATGAAAGCTTATAAAGACTATGTTATTACTCCTATTGGCGATCGTTATAATAACAGCGCCCGAGTTGGTAATAAAGAATTAATACTTAATACTGAAATAGTCAACCATCAGTATGTAAATAGATTAGCAAAAGTAATCGCTACTCCACTATTATTTCAATCACCTATTAACGTGGGTGATGAAGTAATAGTACATCACAATATATTTAGAAGATGGCATGACGTTAAGGGTAGAGAAAGAAACAGTAGTTCTTATTGGGAAGATAATAAATACATAATATCACAAGAACAAATATATTTATACAAATCAAACAAACTATGGAATGCTGTAAATGGTTACTCTTTAGTTAAACCAATAAAATCTAAAGATAAATTCAGCTTGAGCTTAGAAAAGGAGTCTATGGGTGTAGTAAAGTATTCTGATGGTAGTTTTTGTGTAAATGACCTAGTGGGATTTAGACCAGGGACTCAGTGTGAAGATTTTATAAACGGAGAAAGGTTATACAGGGTTATGAATAAATTTATTACAATTAAATATGAATATCAAGGAAACGAAGAAGAATATAATCCAAGCTGGGCACAAAGCAGTTGAAGAATTAATTAAAGTAGCTAGAGAAGAAATAGTTGATTCAGACGAAGATATATCAGCAGATAGATTAAAGAACGCCGCGGCTACAAAGAAGTTAGCTATATTCGATGCGTTTGAAATACTAAATAGAATCCACGAAGAAGAAAATATGCTTGATGGTAAAGATGAGGAAAAAAAAGAAACAACATTTAAAGGTTTCGCAGAAGGTAGATCAAAATGAGTTACAAACAAACATTATATAAAACAGTAGAGCCTATAAAGCTAACTACTATTAAAAGACTTAATAAGTCTAAAAAGTGGGAGTATGGCTATAACAAAGAAGCTGATGTTATTGTAATATCAAAGACGGGCATTATTGGTGAGGTTCTTGATATTCAGGGTTTACGAGTAGCTTTACCCAAGCAGCCTAAAGAAATATACTCTTGCAGTAATATAAAGTCAAAACAAAAGTGGAAACAGTTTCAAGCTAATTCGGCTTTTAAAAAAATAAAAACAGTGTTTGATTGGCAGGATTTTCCTGATGATTTTAAAGAAAAACACTACGGGTATATAGACGAAGAGTTTAAAAGAAGAGAAGAAGGATTTTGGTTTATGAATAATGGTAAGCCAACTTATATCACAGGAACACACTATATGTACTTACAGTGGAGTAAGATAGACGTTGGGGCCCCTGATTTTAGAGAGGCTAATAGATTGTTTTATATATTTTGGGAAGCTTGTAAAGCAGATAAAAGAAGTTATGGAATGTGTTATTTAAAAAATAGACGTTCTGGTTTTTCTTTTATGAGTTCAGCTGAAACCGTTAATCAAGCAACACTAGCAAGTGATAGTAGATTTGGTATATTATCTAAAACTGGAGCTGATGCTAAAAAAATGTTTACAGATAAAGTTGTGCCAATAAGTCTCAACTATCCATTTTTCTTTAAACCAATACAAGATGGTATGGACCGACCAAAGTCTGAACTCGCATATAGGGTGCCAGCTAAAAAGTTTACTCGTAAGAAAATACGTGAGCGTGAGGAGATGGATGACGTTGAAGGACTAGATACAACTATAGACTGGAAAAATACAGGTGACAACAGTTATGATGGTGAAAAACTTTCTTTATTAGTACACGATGAAAGTGGTAAATGGGAAAGACCTGATAATATAAAAAATAATTGGAGAGTTACAAAAACTTGTTTAAGATTAGGTAGTAGAATAGTTGGAAAGTGTATGATGGGTAGCACTAGTAACTCACTTGATAAAGGAGGTGATAATTTTAAAAACCTATACAATGATTCAGATGTTACAAAAAGAAATAGAAATGGACAGACTAAGTCGGGATTATATTCTTTGTTTGTTCCTATGGAATGGAATTACGAAGGGTTCATTGACGAGTTCGGGCAACCTGTTTTCACTGATCCTGAAAAACAAACATTTGATCCACATGGAATAGAAATAGAGCAAGGTGTAATAAGCCACTGGGATAATGAGGCTGATGGTTTAAAAGGAGATCAAGACGCTTTAAATGAATTTTATCGCCAATTTCCCAGAACAGAAGAGCATGCTTTTAGAGATGAAACTAAAAATAGTTTATTTAATCTTATAAAAATATACGAGCAAATAGATTATAACGAAGGTATAAGAAACTCATCGGTGTTAACGCCCGGTAATTTTCAATGGACAAATGGAGTTAAAGATACTAAAGTTGTTTTTAATCCAGACCCAAATGGTAGATTTAACATTAGTTGGATACCAGGTATGAGATTACAAAATAATGTTATATTAAAAAATGGAGTAAAGCACCCAGGAAACGAGCATATGGGAGCTTTTGGGTGTGACTCATATGATATATCAGGAACTGTAGACGGTGCTGGATCAAAAGGAGCTTTACATGGATTAACTAAATTTTCGATGGAAGACGCTCCAGCTAATACTTTCTTTTTAGAATATATAGCTAGACCTCAAACAGCTGATATATTTTTTGAAGACGTTTTGATGGCGTTAGTGTTTTATGGAATGCCAATACTTGCGGAAAATAATAAACCAAGATTATTATACTACTTACGCAGAAGAGGATATAGAAAGTTTAGCATGAACAGACCTGATAAAATTTGGAATAAATTATCAGTAGCAGAAAAAGAAGTAGGTGGAATACCTAATTCAAGTGAAGATATAAAACAAGCTCATGCGGCTGCAATAGAAATGTATATCAACGATCATGTTGGTTTAAAGGGTGAAAGTAATTATGGTAATATGTATTTCAACAAAACGCTTAATGACTGGGCTAGATTTGATATAACAAAAAGAACTAAATACGATGCTTCAATAAGTTCTGGGTTAGCTATAATGGGATGTAACAGACATTTGTATAGACCAAACCCTGAAGTAAAAAAGAAGCCTTTAGATATTTCTATATCAAGATATAATAACAAAGGATTTCAATCAACAATAATAAAGAATAAAGTATGACAGATTCTATAGTAAACTTTCCTTCTCAAGCGGTAAGTGATTTAGAAAAACTTAGTGACGACTACGGATTAAAAGTCGCCAAAGCTATTAAGCAAGAGTGGTTTGACGGCAACAACAATAAGTTTAACACAAATCATAACACATTTCATAGATTAAGACTATATGCTAGAGGGGAACAAGATGTTAAGAAGTATAAAAATGAGTTATCAATAAATGGTGATTTATCATATTTAAATCTTGACTGGAAGCCTGTGCCTATTATTCCTAAGTTTGTTGATATTGTTGTTAATGGTATGGCTCAAAGAAACTATGAAATTAGTTGCTTTTCTCAAGACGAGTTTGGCGTGAGCAAGAGAACTGAGTACATGGAGTCTATGCTTAGGGATATGAGAGCAAAAGAATTTAATAATGCTGCTAAAGCAAACTTCGATTTAAACCTTTACGAAAATGATCCTGAAACTCTACCTGATACAGAAGAAGAATTAAAATTACACATGCAGCTTAGTTATAAACAAGCTGTTGAGTTAGCCGAAGAGCAAGCTGTTAATACTTTGCTAGAAGCTAGTGACTATGACTTGGTTAGGAGAAGGTGTTTGTATGATCTAACAACGTTAGGTATAGCAGCAACAAAAACTACTTTTGATTGGAACGACGGCGCTAAAAGTAAATATGTCGATCCAGCAAACTTAGTGTATTCATACACTGAATC